CAATTTAGAATATGCATCAAAGTTGATCTCGGAACAAAAAGAGCTTTTAAATAAATATATTTCTTCTTTTTCTAATAATGGTGTTGAATTAAAAATATTTTTAAACGAAGAGGTGTCTAGGTTGAGGAAGGTTGTTGAAGATTCTTTGAAGCTAAAAGACATAAAGCAAGATTTAGAAATGACAAAAAAAACAAAAAAAGTTTTGCAAATTTTGGAAAATTTTAAAAAAGAAAAGATTAACAAAAACGTGATTATGAAAGTTCTTAAAATTCAAAATTTAGTAAAAGAGATCCACAAAGATGAACATTAAAATAACCATTGGAAGTAAAATTCAAGAAACTATTACTTTAAACGCAAGAAAAGGTCTTGATGGAAGTCTTATGATTTTCGATCACGAAGACATTGATATTGTATTGACGGAAAATGGCGAAAACAAAAAAGTATTATCTTTCGCAAAAGATATGTTTTCGGATAAGGTTTACGAAGCGCAAGATAGGCTTTTTAGATTTTTAAGAAAAAAAGGAGTTATCTCTTTTGAAAGTGTTCAAGGCGGAAATATTTACGGCTCTATGGAAGCTGTAATACTAAATTCAATTAATGAAGATATCGATCCAGTACAGGTTGCTCTATATTCAGTATCAAAGTTCCTTAAAGAAGAGGAGCCATATTTCAACAGAAGAAAACAATATGAGGAAGATGAATTAGATTATCTTACAGAGCCGGATGCGGAGCATTCAACAGAACTTGGCGAAGTGCCTCATGAAGAAAGAAAAGGCACGCTTATTCCTGGATATATTCGTGGGCCATATGGCATGACATCCTTCTATAGGTATTAAAATGGAGCTGATATATTTTATTCTTTGTGCTTATGGGTTGACACAAATTTTGGTCTACGGCACAATATTTAATAGAGTCAGACCAAAGCATCATTTTTTTCATTGTCCCATATGTGTGGGCTTTTGGATTGGTGTATTTTTAGTAGGCATAAACAGGTACACAGAACTATTTATATTTGATAATAATATTGTTAATTACTTTTTATTGGGATGTTTGAGTTCTGGAACATCTTATATCTTATGTACATTATTTGGAGATAACGGAGTTAAACATGAATACAGAAAATTGGACAGCTAAATGGATGCTCCAGCCGGTGAGGCATTGCTGTAAAGGATCGTGACTATATGAAAGTAACTAAATTGAGACTCAAACAAATTGTTAAAGAAGAGATTGGAAACGCTTTAAAGGAAGTCGATATAACAGATTATCCTGAAGGCGAAAGTGAGACAGAGTTTAGTCCTGAACGCTTGGGACACGCATATGGCGGCACCGCCGTTCTCGGTTTCGACGATTTGCTTAATACGTTGAAGGATATGTTTGAAGAAATTGCGGAAGGAGTACTTGAAGAATATAAAGGGTATGAAGAATTTAACAAAGAGGCTGCAAGAAAAGAGATAATTATGGTTCTTGAGGCTGCTCTAACTGGATTTATTGAAGGAACTACCGAAGGCCAAATCGATTTGGATCATGTATTAGATGACCATTTCTTTGAGGAAGAAACACTTCCATCGGCAGAGGCTGAGTTGGAGACACCGCGATAATGTCAAAATTATTACTAAGAGAATACTATGAGCTTTGTGAAGGCGGCGTTTGCCAAGACTTTTTAACCGAGGCCGAAAAAAAAATGGTCAAAGAAGGTCACGTTTTCCTTTCTGGAGTTATGCAAAGAGCAAATGCTAAAAATGGGAATGGTCGTGTTTATCCTGGTGCTATTTTAGAAAGAGAAGTCCAAAATTACACAAAGATTGTAAAAGAAAGGAGAGCATTGGGAGAATTAGATCATCCAGATGAGTCAGTTATTAATCTCAGGAATGCTTCTCATCTTGTAACAGAGGTTTGGTGGCAAGAAGACGCTGTAATGGGCAAAATTCAAGTTTTAAACACTCCTTCAGGCCAAGTATTAAAAGAACTTGTCAATGCTGGAGTAAAATTAGGAATTTCTTCGAGAGGAATGGGATCAGTTACTGAATCCAACGGAGATACAATCGTTGAAGACGATTTCCAATTGATTTGTTTCGACATGGTCTCAGAACCTTCAACAACCGGCGCTTACATGAAGCCAAGACACCTTCATGAAAACGCTGCAAAAGGCGCTTTCACAAAAGCAGATAGAATCAATCGCGCATTAAATGATATATTAAGAGGAGAAGGCGATAAATGAAAATAACCAAATCACAACTTAAACAAATCATCAAAGAAGAACTTGAAAAGGTTTTGAATGAAGCTGCACCAGCAGTCGCAGGATTCGGACAATCAACAGTTTCCGTTCGTGTAAAACCATCATCTAAAAATGGCCCTCCTCCGGAGCACTTAAGACCTGAACAGGAAAACATGATTCTTCCGGGCCTCACCCCCGAAACAGAGGGCGAGGTGCCTGAAGACGAATGGAACTCGGCCAAGCTAGCGCACGCCCTCAAAGTCGAGGCGAAGGTGGCAGCAGAAACCGAAGAAGAACTGAAGGCGGCGGAGCAACTATATGTGCCGCCTGTAAATTTTGCATGGCCGAGAGAGGACCAACTCGCCGGCAAGCGGAGGGTGAAACCGATACAAATAGATTACTTACAGCTAGATCTAACTACCTCCAGAGAAAAATGAAAAAATCAGAACTCAAAAAAGTATTAAAGCCGCTTATTAAAGAATGCATTCAAGAAGCCCTCTTAGAAGAAGGTTTATTGTCTAATGTCATTTCTGAAGTTGTCAAAGGCTTGGGAGCAACACGACAACCAATTGTTGAACAAAGGCAAAATGATGACGAAATAAAACAATTGCAATTGCAAGAAAAACAAAAGAGGTCTCAAAAGATCAACGAGACCAGAAAGAAAATGTTAGACGCAGTTGGCAAAGACTCTTATAATGGAGTCAATTTATTCGAAGGAACAGCGCCAATGTCAAAAGCAGGAAGTCCGGAAGATGGAAGCTCGCCGCAAGGCCCACTTTCCAATGTGGATCCCAACGACGCCGGCGTGGACATTTCAGGTTTAATGGGAAATGTGGCTGCTTGGAAAACGTTGGCGAGAGGATAAAAAATATGAAGTCAGTTAACGTAGAAGTCAGACTTAAAAGGGACGAGAACATTGAAAGGGCTTTGAAAAGATTTGCAAAGAAAGTTAAGAAAGAAAGAATCATAGAAGACATTCGTGAAAGGATGTATTATGAAAAAAAATCTGAGGAAAAAAGAAGGATGAAAAAGAGAAGAAAAGCAACTTTGGACAAGTTGAAAGCCAAACAAGAAACTAATTAATAAAAAGTAGGAGAATATAATGACAGAGGCTTATAAAGATGATAGAAAAAATTATAATCACTATCCCCGACCAGGAATTGGAAATGCAAGTTCTTATTTAGTTGCTGGCACTCCGTATATGACTGGTGCTTTAACTATTGCAACGACAGCGCAGCATAAAATTGTTTTTCCAAGAATTGCAAGAGAGGTTGTTGTTGTCAACAAAGCAGCTCCCGATTTAAGAGTATATTTCACAGACAATGTTGCCGGAACAAGCACTTTTGATGGATTGCATTATGTCACTTTAACTGAAAACCGTGATTCATATACATTCCGTTGTAAGTGCAAAGAAATTTATATTTATAATGTCGACGCATCGGACGAAGGCGCTTATGAAATATATGCTGAGATAACGCATATCGACACAGGTGAGATGTATACTCTTACCGGTTCGGGATTAACAATAGGTCCCGATGATGATGCGTGGACCGAGTCCAATCAATAAGGAGAACAAGTAAATGTCAGGACCAGGTGGTGGAGGAAGCAGTTTTGAACCAAGCAATACTAGTACATCCTATTTAACTGCTTCAAATAGTGTTGAAATTAGAGGCGATAAAGGTAACAGAAACCTTATAGTTTCAGGCTCTGTGCTTATTATCGCCAGCGGCAGCGAAGCCGACGGAAATCATCCCTACGCTCTTCATGTTAGTGGAGGCAGGGGCATTTTGATGGAATCCACGAACACTGACGAAACGGGCACACAGGCAGAAGGGAATTGTATTCTCACATTGAAGGATTCTGGCCTGCACTCCGGTGTCGGAGGCAATCGTTATTATCTAAGGGGGATCGGGATGAACGACAACCCCGCGTGGGGCATCGGCGATTCTGGCCATGGGAGTACGGGAGTTTCGTTTAACGTTAACACCGCCACCGGTGAGATGCTCTTGTCGACGACAGCAAGCACCGGCGGAAGAATTGATTTCCTGCCCCGGGCTGCCACTGCCCTTTGCCTCACCGACGACGGCAACGCCACTTTCTCTGGTTCTGTTTCTTTTAAAGGAGATATTCTTACAAACGTGCTCGGCACTTCAAATACGGTGTTTGGCAAGCTCGCCGGCGCTGCTATCGAAGCTGGTGGAAATTACAATCTTTTGATGGGCGAAAACGCTGGAAATGACCTTACAACTGGGGACGATAATGTAATTATTGGTTACAACACCGCTGTAGTCGCGACGACGATGAGCGATCTTGTTGTTATTGGTTCGGGCGCCGGCGTTGCTCTTGCTGCTGGTAGTACTCTTGCTGACGGTACAGTTTTGGTCGGTAAAAGTGCAGGTGCTGCAATTACAACTGGCCAATATAATACAGCCATTGGTCACACTGCGCTATTATTGGAGGATGTCGGCGATTTTAATACAGCAGTAGGATATAATGCTCTCGCCAGTCAAACCGGTGGCAATCAGCCGAACTCGAACACTGCCATAGGCGCCGCTGCTGGTGATGCTGTTACTACAGGCATAAAAAATGTTTTTGTTGGCAAAGACGCCGGCGGATCGACACAGCTTGTTGACGGTACAGTTTGTATTGGTTACGGCGCTGGTGCAGACGTCATGACTGCAGATGCAGACGGCACTGTTGCCATAGGCCTTGATGCCGGCTCATCCCTCACAGTAGGACAATATCAAACCGCCATTGGGAACTCCGCTTTGGCTGTTAACATTGTTGGTGATGGCAATACCGCTATCGGCTACGGCACCCTCGCCGCGGCCGTATCAGCAGATGGTGACGGCAATAACACCGCAGTTGGAGCGTCAGCAGGAGGTTATGTTGGAACGGGCGCCGGCAATACCGCTATCGGTGCAAACGCAATGTTGGGCGACTACACCACCGGCGGTGGAACTAATGACATAGATGGTAACAACAACACATGCGTCGGAGCCGCCGCCGGCATGGTCATGATAACAACCGCTCATTCTAATACCTTTATTGGCGCCTACGCAGGTGATGATACTACGACTGGTTACGAGAATACATGCATAGGTGTAAGTTGTGATGCTCAAGATGCAACGGCACACAATCAAATTGTTATTGGCAACAATATGAATGGAACTGCTGACAATGCAGTTCATATTGGAAATGATACAAGCCACATCAGGTGTGATTTTAATTCTGATGAAACTTGGGATGCATCTTCAGATCGAAGGCAAAAGAAAGATATTGAATGTATAGATATAGGATTAGATTTTATAAACGATTTAAATCCAGTTAAGTATAGACATAAATCTCCAAGCGAATTTCCTCAAGAATGGACTGCATACAATCCAGAGGATACCACTCCCATGGGCGGCAGTAATAAATATCATTGGGGATTTATAGCTCAAGAAGTAAAAGAAGTAGTCGATAAATATAATGTTCCTGACCATAATTCTTGGTCAGTCGACCCCGATGGTAGACAAAGGGTCTCAAAATCGTCAATGACTACTATTCTCGTAAAAGCAGTTCAAGAATTATCAGCAAAAGTTGCAGAACTAGAGGCAAAGCTTGAAAACCAGTAGAACCGCATTATAATATGGCATTTAAACGATTATGTTACTATTTATCTTAGATACGTATCAGGAGACTAAATATGTCAAATACTAGTATGTTGGAGCAAGCAATTGTTGATGCAGATGCTTTGAGAGAAACAGCTCTGAGAAGCGCTGAATCTTCTATTCTTGAAAAATATTCTACTGAAGTTAAAGAAACGATTGATTCCCTCTTGGAACAAGATGAAGTCGCTCCGGATGATTTAGCGCTAGAAGAGCCTTTAGAAGAGCCTTTAGAAGAGCCTTTAGAAGAAGAAGAAGATCAATTTAAAGATGTTCCACACGCACATTATCAGAAAGAAGAAATTGATGAAGATCAAGAAGTTGACATTGATCTAGATAAACTTGCTGAAGAGCTACAAAAAGAAATAGACAGCGATGAGCAAACTCTAGAAGAAGAATCCGAAGAAGAATCTGAAGAATTGACAGAGGCGGATGACGAAGTTGAACTTACGGAAGAGCAGCTTGCTTCTATTATTGAAAAATTAACTGTTGATGTGAAGAATGTCCCGTCGGGCCAATTGGGCGGCGCCTCAAATAAAGCACTTGATAGAGAAAATGCAGAAATTGCATTAGCTCAAGACGCTCAAGACGAAGCTGAAGAATTAGAAGAAGATGAAAAGAAAAAAGAACTCGAAAAATCTGTTAAAAAACTTAAAGAAAACAATAAAAAACTTCGTGAGCAAAACAAAAAATATAAGAACATGCTTGTGCAGGTGAAAGAAAAACTTGAAGAAGTAAACCTTTCAAATGCCAAGTTGTTGTACACGAATCGTGTATTGGGTAGCACCTCCCTGAATGAGCGGCAAAAAACTAAAATTGTCGAAACCCTGTCTAATGTCGATTCAGTTGAAGAAGCCAGAGTTATTTACGAGACTCTTCAAAGCGCAGTGGGAAGTTCGCGAAAGCGCACTCCGCAATCACTGAGCGAAGCCGTTAAACGAAATTCTTCAACAACTATTCCTCATAGAAAAGAGGAAAACAAAAGTAATCCACATAGAGATAGGTGGAAGACTTTAGCAGGTATTAAATAATTTATAAGGAGGATTTAAAAAATGTCTGTATTAGATAAATTAACTGAAGGCATGGTTAATCGTGACCTCCAGAAGGAAGGTGCTGCTCTACTTGATAAGTGGGAAAAGACTGGACTTCTTGAAGGAATCAATAACGATGCCACGCGACAGAGCATGTCTCGTCTTCTAGAGAACCAGGCCAGAGAGCTTCTTCGCGAAGCTTCTTCAATGGAAGCTGGTAATGTAGAAGGCTTTGCTGCTGTTGCGTTTCCAATTGTACGCCGTGTATTCGGCTCTCTTATTGCAAATGACCTTGTGTCAGTGCAACCAATGAGTCTCCCTTCGGGTCTCATTTTCTTTCTAGACTTTTCGCATAATTTGAAAGATCATCTTGGACTTTCACTCTCCACTCATGGCGATGAAATGTCACTTTATGGCGGCGGAAAGTTAGGTCAACAACTTACTGGTGGTGTTGACCTGACCGGTGTTAATGTAGAGCTTGGGCCCTACTCACTTAACAACGGTTATTCTTCACCTACGGCTTCAAATGCTGATGTCACAATCACTGCAGTTTGTTCCGGCACCTTCGGTGGTGCGCAGGTAAGTTCTGGCGATACCTTTGCCGGCCTTCATGTTCAAACTCAAGCTGATTTTGATAAGCTTTGTCGTTTTGATCCTGATTTTACGTCAGGAACAACTAGTATTGCTGTTGCAACAGTCGACATTAGTAACCTTGACGATGTTAACAAGAACAATCTTCAAGGGATTACGATTACAACGACTTCAGGTACTCTGGGAAATAGTGTCAAACAAGTTCGTCGTTTGACACAGTTCTCTGGTTCAAGCAGAACAGTTGTTTTTCTCTATGCCGCATCTGATTCCGATGACCCGAGCGTTGTTAACACGGCGCTAGGTGCCAATGACTCATTATCATTTACGTATCCTACTGCTGATGATTTTGGTGGTTCTGCAGCTGCAGCAAGTGCGGACTCCATTGGTGTCGTCGTTGGCCAGTCCGAATGGGCACTGGAAAACGATACTGGCATCCCTGAGATCGATATCAAAGTTGATAGTGTCTCCGTTACGGCACAAACCAAGAAACTGAAGGCCAAATGGACTCCGGAGCTTGGTCAAGACCTTAACGCCTATCACAATCTTGATGCCGAAGTAGAGCTTACTGGTATTCTTTCTGAGCAAATTGCTCTAGAACTTGATCGTGAGATTCTCGAGGATCTTGTTAAGGGTGCCACTGCTAGTACTTTGTATTGGTCTCGTCGACCAGGTAAATTCCTTGATCGCACAACTGGCGCTCCAATTAGCACTCTCTCCAATGAGAGTCTTCTTGGTGCTGACTTCACTGGCACAGTGTCTGAATGGTATGAGACTCTTTGCGAAACCATCAATGATGTTTCCGCTCAGATTCACCGTAAGACGCTTCGTGGTGGAGCCAACTTTGTAGTTTGCAGCCCTGAGGTTGCTAATATCCTTGAGTTCACAGCCGGCTTCCGCGCTGATGTAACAGGGGATTACGACAGAGGCTCAGTTGGTGCTGTCAAAACTGGTAGTCTGAGCAAGAAATGGGATATCTACGTAGATCCTTACTTCCCCAGGAACGTTGTTCTTGTTGGTCGTAAGGGTAGTTCGTTCCTTGAGAGCGGCTATGTATATGCTCCTTACGTGCCTCTCCAGGTAACGCCTACTATCTTTGGTATTGAAGACTTCGTGCCCCGTAAGGGTGTCATGACTCGCTATGCTAAAAAGATGGTACGTCCTGATATGTACGGTCTTGTAGTAGTTGCTGACCTTCACGGTTAATATTTAAATTAACCTTTTTATTGAAAACCCCAGTTTGGCTTCGGTTGAACTGGGGTTTTCTTTTTTCTAAAACTAATTAAGGTAGTAATAGGAGTGTATATGAATGGCTGTCCCTACTCTTTCGCCTTCAAGTTCTGTAAGCGCAATTACGCTCCCAGCGACGGCAAGTTTGTCAGATATCACGACAACAACTTTACCATTTAACATATATAATGATACAGACTCTGTATTATATTCAGATGATTTTATAACCGGTGCGGTTGATCAGGTTGCTTATACATATAAAAAACTTGGCGGAGACGTATTAGATATAGAAATAACTAAAGAAAATGTATTTGCCTCTTATGAGGAGTCTGTTTTAGAATACTCATATATTGTCAATATACATCAAGCAAAAAACGTGTTAGGCGATATGCTTGGAAACACAACTGGAACTTTTGATCACGATGGACTTCTTGTTGGCGAGGGAGTTTTAACTTCTAGTTTAGGAACTGGTCCTGACGCTGAAGAAGTTGCCCTCAAATATCCAAGTGTGAGATTTGAATATGCAAAAAGAGTTGGATTAGGAGTCGGGGCCGCAGTAGGAGTCGGTGGAGACGAAATAGAATATTCAGCTTCGTTTGATACTGAAGATAAAAAGCAGGATTATGATTTACAAACTATTATCTATTCCGGCTCTATAGATTCAAGTAATTCAGACTTGCCATATTATAACAAATTAGATAAAAGTAAAATCACAGTTAAACAAGTATATTATAAAACCCCACAAGCTATATGGAGGTTTTATGGTTATTATGGCGGATTAAATACAGTTGGGAATCTTCAGACATACGGTCAATGGGCAGATGATTCACAGTTTCAAATTGTTCCGGTCTATCAAAATAAACAACAAGCCCAAATGTTTGAAGATTCAATTTATACAAGGAACTCTCATTATTCTTTTGAATTAAAAAATAATAAATTAAGATTATTCCCAGCGTCAACTACAGTGGCCCCTTCGAAAATGTGGGTCAAATTTACAGTCAGAAGAGACGCGTGGGAAGAGGACGATGATCGTTCTATTGGTTCAGATGGTGTAAATAATATGAACACTTTGCCATTCGCCAATATTCCATATAGAAATATTAATTCGATTGGTAAACAATGGATTAGAAGATTTGCTCTTTCGCTATCAAAAGAAACTTTAGGGCAGATTAGAGGCAAATTTGGCACCATACCTATACCAGGAGAATCAGTTTCTTTGAATGGGGAGGCTCTGATTACTCAATCTAAAGAAGAACAGGATAAGTTGAGAGAGGAGCTGAAAACAGTTCTAGACGAATTAACTTATGCGAAATTGGCAGAAAAAGATGCAGCAATAGCTGATTCTGTTAATAAAGTTCAGGAAAGGATACCTCTTCCTGTTTTCACAGGATAAATAAAATATGTCTAGATGGGAACAGCCAACACAGCCACCGCCACCACTTTTTATTGGAAAGAAAGAAAGGGATCTGGTTAAACAAGTTAATGACGAATTAATTGAACGCGTCATTGGTCAACAAGTATTATATTATCCTATTAGTTTGGATCATACAAATTTCCATTCAACTTATGGAGAGGCAATTAATAAAACTTTCCTCCCACCAGTTCGTGTTTACGCTTTAGTTGAGTGGGAGGGGATGCAAACAGAGTTTATGAACAAGGTCGCAATTGATAAAAATGCATCTATAATAATTCATTTTCATAAAAGAAGATTAACTGAGGATCAAGATCTTGTTGTCCGTGTTGGAGACTTTGTTTTATATGGAGATATTCATTTTGAAATTGTTTCTTTGAGCGAACCCAAACAACTATTTGGACAGATCGATCATCGTTTTGAAATTTCAGCTAAATGTATCCGCGCCCGCGAGGGATTATTCGATGCCACCTAAATATGACCATACAGGAGTTGAAGACACAAACGTTATTGAAGAAATAGTGGTGATGCCATCAACTTTAGAAACAATCGATGAGGCGTTCTTTCAGCACGTTAAAAAAGAACTTGATGTCCACACAACAACAAGAAATGGATTTGAAAAAGTTCCTGTATTGTGGATGACAGCCGAAAGATCTTATCAGATTAAAAATGATCAAAACTTAAGAGATAAAAATGGTTCACTAATATTACCAATTATGACAATTGAAAGGTCCTCTATTGAAAAAAATCCAGCAAATAAAGGTATATTTTTTGCTAACATTCCTCCGAATAAGGATGTGAAAGGTGGCTCAGTTGTTATAGCGAGAAGAATTAAACAAGATAAAACAAATATTTTTGCATCAGCGGACACTTATCGCTTATTTGGTCAACTGAACTATCCATTCAAAAACAAAAAAGTTGTTTATCAAACAGTGTCGGTTCCGATGCCTGTCTATGTAACAATAAATTATTCAATAACGTTGAGGACAGAATATCAACAACAAATGAATGACTTAATTACCCCATTCATAACCAATACTGGTGGAATTAATTATTTTGTATTTAAAAAAGATGGCCACACTTATGAGGCATTCATTGAACAAGAATTCGCACAAGAGAACAACATCTCTTCTTTAGAAGAGGCAGAAAAAATGTATCAAACAACTATCAATATTAAAGTTTTAGGGCATCTAATTGGCGAGGACATAAATCAAGACCAACCAAAAATTGTTGTTCGTGAGAATGCAGTTAGTATTAAAATACCAAGAGAAAGGGTTATTATGGGAGACGAACCGGACAGCGATGATGATGCATTTTATAAAAGTTAATAATGGATTTTCAGGGAATGAATTACTATTTATTAAAGAAATCACTATCATATCTGCCACATAGGAGAACGAAGTATGTCTGTAAAGAAGTTTAAATTTGTATCACCCGGAATCTTCATTAATGAAATTGATAAGTCAATTCTTGATGTGGAGCCGGGGACAATTGGTCCATTGGTTATCGGACGTTCTGAAAAGGGTCCTGCGGGAACTCCAATTAAAGTTCGTTCTTATGCTGAATTTGTTGAAATTTTTGGAGAACCGGTTCCCGGCGTTCAACAAGGGGATGTTTTTAGAGATGGAAATAGACTCGCACCAACTTACGCTTCTTATGCTGCAAAGGCTTGGCTTGCAAACAACAGCCCTCTTACATTTGTTAGACTTTTGGGCGAACAACATACTAGCGCCACGGCAGGCACCGGTGAAGCTGGCTGGGGTGCAAATAGCAGCACCGCTCAAACAAGCGGTATTGTTAACTTGATTCAAAATCAATCCTCGAGGGACACCGACGCCGTACTGAATAATGGTACAACTTTTGGAAATAACGGCGGCGGCGCTTATGCCCTTTGGCTTTTCGATGGTTCTCAACAAATTGAGACGACGGGGGAGTGCGATACCTACGCCACCGGCGCGCTGGGTGCTATATTTTATTGTAATGCCGACACGACAATTGCCCTTTCTGGAACGTTTGATTTTGATAATGTCGTGCCGACACAAACTACCGCTTCGCAAGCAGCAACAATTGGAACAAGTTCAAACGGAACTCTTTCGATTCTTATCGGAACTCCGGACAATATCGCATCAGCTAGTGCAGCAACAGGAACTGAAGAAGATTCAGGCGCCACAAAAATAGATTTTAATTTTACTCGCGGCTCTGATTCTTTCATTCGAAAAGTTTTCAACACAAATCCAACTTTGACAAATACAGCGATTACAGTAACTGCAAGCAAAGGATATTTTCTTGGTGAATCATATGAAGGTTGGGTAGAAGATAAGATTGGGGGTTGGAGCAAGGTAACTCACGGATTGCTTATGGGCTTAAGATCTCGCGAGGATACTCCAAAAGATGGTGCAGATTTCCGTTACGGAAGAAAGAATGCTTACACAGGTTGGTATATTTCTCAAGATACTGGAGATAAATCCAACTACGATATTGAAGCAACACAAAAGCTTTTCCGCTTCATTTCTCTCGATCAGGGCGAGTGGACACAAAATAACATTAAAATTGCTATTGAAGATATTAAATTTCCAACAGACAAATATAATAAATATACGACATTTTCAGTTGTGATTAGGCACCTTAGAGATCGAGATGCTTCTACACAGGTTATTGAAGTGTTCAAAGGTTTAAATCTTAATCCTAATTCTCAAAATTATATTAAAAGAAGAATTGGTGACAAATATTATAAATGGAACACCACTGAGGAAAGATATAGAGAATATGGCGAATATGCAAATATATCAAAATATATTCGTGTAGACATGGACGAAAGCGTTGATCTCGGCTCAGTTGGCGAAGGTCTTGCTCCTTTTGGCGTCTTTGGGCCTTATCGCTTTTACAATGCATTAACTGTTACCGGTAGTGCGCTCACCGGCGCGCCAGCAGAATATGATAAAGACTCCGACGACGCGAACTTAACTCAATATCATATGATTGTTGGAGATGAAAAAGTTGGTATTCCAGTCGCTACTACTGTTTTGTTTACATCTTCTATGAATGTTACAGTCGGCGCAGGCACACGCGGCGCCGCTACGGGCTACGTCACGCATGGCGTCGCGAAAGCGGCAATGTCCTCTTCTTTCCATTTCCCGGAACTTGCTTTAAGAAGTTCTTCTTTGACCGGAGATATTGATGATCCAAGAAAAGCTTACTGGGGAGTTAGGACTGAAAGATCAGGATCTAGAATCTTTGACGACAGCATTCTAGACGTCGTTCGCGCGATGCCAGCCGAACTGGATAGCGCAAGAGACGGTTCGACCCATACTAATGTTTCATGGGTTTTCTCTCTTGACGATCTTAAAGACGAAGGCGCGGCTCTTGGAGTTGCTTATGAATCTGGAAGCCGCGTAGCTGGAACAAGTTATACCGCTGAAAACAGTGCTAAGAAACTTGTTAACGAGAAAAAGTGGAATCGCTTTACAACTCTTTTTCACGGCGGATTTGATGGTTTCGATATTACAGAAAAAGAACCACTTCGAAATGAAAAACTTGATGATGCTACAGAGCTTGGCAATTATACATATAACACTGTCAAGAGAGCAATCCAATCAATTAGAGACGCAGACATGATAGAATATAATATTGCTACAGTTCCCGGTATGTCAAATGCAACTCTTACAAAACTTCTTGTAGATCAGTGTGAAGATCGCGGCGACGCCCTTGCAATTATTGATCTCGAGAACAATGGGACTGGAACTGGCATGTATCAGCCAAATACAGAAAATAATTCAACAGAAATAACTCGTATTGATAATCAGAATATTGACACTGTTCGCACCAATCTTGAAAATAGAGAAATTAATTCAAGCTATGGTTGTACGTATTATCCATGGGTTCAAATTAGAGATGAAAGTTCAGCTGTTATTCTCAAAATTCCGCCCTCTGTTGTGGCGCTTGGGGCAATGTCATTTAGTGATGCGGCACGCGCTCCATGGTTTGCTCCTGCAGGGTTCACTCGAGGTGGCCTTTCAGATGGAGGCGCAGGCTTGAATGTTGTTGGCGTGACTCACAAACTTACATCTGAAGACAGAGATAAACTTTATGAGGCAAATATTAATCCAATTGCTACTTTCCCAGCAGAAGGAATTGTAGTATTTGGTCAAAAAACTCTTCAAATAACGCCTTCTGCTCTTGATAGAATTAATGTTCGTCGTCTTCTTATCTTTCTCAAGAAGGAAGTTTCAAGAATTGCAGCGACAACGTTATTCGAACAAAATGTTCAGGCAACTTGGTTAAACTTTAGCAGCAGAGTTAAGAGTTTCCTTAGTGGCGTAAAGAGCCAATTGGGCCTTGTTGACTATAAAGTTGTTCTCGATGAGACAACTACTACTCCAGACTTAATTGATAGAAATATAATGTATGCCAAGATTTTCTTGAAACCTGCTCGAGCCATTGAATTCATTGCTCTTGATTTCATTATTACAGATTCTGGAGCATCTTTTGAAGATTAATAAAAGGATTTTCATAGAACTTACTATTTAATATTGAGGAGATAATAAAAATATGGCAGAAAAATTTTGGAATCAATCGAGCTTAGAACCAAAAAGACAGCATAGGTGGCTGTTATATGTTGGTGGAGAACCGAAAATCGCTCCGGGGGCAAAACAATCAACAATTGGAATTCCTACTTATGTTGTCAAGAAGGTAACAAAACCTCAATTTAATGTTACTGAAACTCCTCACACTTTTTATGGTCATAGATTTTATTTTCCGGGTATTGTTGAGTGGCAGCAAACAACTTTCACTCTTGTAGATCCAGTTGATCCTGACGTCTCAAGAATACTATATGATGCTCTTACTAAATCTGGATATAATGTTCCCGATGGGCCAATTGGGGTTAACACTTTGTCAAAAGATTTAAGCGTTAAAGCTCTTGGCAATATTATCACACTTAGACAATTCAGCCCCGATAATGAAGTAGTTGATCAGTTCTCTCTTTGGAATCCTTGGATCATTAGCGTTGAATTTGGCTCACTTGATTATGAGTCTGACGCAATGGTCGAGATAAATGTGACAATTCGTTACGACTATGCCACTTTTGATACGGGCACAGCTTAACATTTAATTGAAATGACATTATAATATAATACTAAAGAGGTTAATATGTCAACTAGAAATAATCAGGACAGGCTCGGGGGAGTCGAAGTCCAGGATTCAGATTTGAGTCCGCAAGAAATGCATGAAAGCCCACTTTCCTTTGTAACTCCTACCGAGTTTGTAGATCTTCCATCCAGAGGAAGATATTATCCAGAAGGGCACCCTTTATGTGGCGAAGAATCAGTTGAAATTCGTTATATGACTGCAAAGGATGAAGATATTTTATCTTCGCAGTCATTGATTAAAAAAGGAATTGTCATTGATAAATTAATTCAGAATGTTCTTCTTGATAAAAAAGTTCGAACACAAGATCTATTGCTTGGTGATAAAAATGCAATTACTGTTGCTGCGAGAGTAACAGGTTATGGGCCGGAATATGGATCTAGAATTGATTGTCCAGCTTGTGGAGATAATTCTGAGCATGTTTTTGATTTAAATGAGGCCCTAAAGATAGATTATGCAGATAATCATAAAGAACTTGGAGCAGAGTTGACAGACAATGGGACGTTTCTTATCAAACTTCCATTAACTGAAATAACTGTTGAAACTAAGCTGCTAACAGGCAAAGATGAAACAAAACTTTTGAACATGGCAACTAGAAAAAAGAAACTCAAACTACAAGAATCATTGTTAACAGATCAATTTAAAACAATTATTGTTTCAGTCAATGGTATGAGTGAACCTTCTACAATAAATGCAGTTATTGATAATCTTCCAGCAATTGATGCTAAATCTCTCCGAGATACATATGCAGAAATAACTCCAAATGTCGAATTATCGAGCATGTTTGAGTGTGACAATTGTGGCCACGCCGAGGAGGTTGATGTACCGATTACGGTACAATTTTTTTGGCCTAAGTGAAGATTACATTGCAGATGTTTATGAACAATTCTTCTTTTTAAAATATTATGGTGGCTGGAGCTTTACTGAGGCGTATAATTTGCCAGTGAAGTTAAGAAATTGGTTTGTTAAAAAGTTAGTTGAACAAAAAGAAATGGAGCAGAAATCAAATTCTAAAGATGAATAAAGTTTAAAATAAAACTAATTATCCATGGATAGCTTGTTATTTGTTATTGAGGACTTTAAATCATGCCAGAAAAAACTCCAGCTGAAAAAGCTGCTGAACTTGCGAAAGCATTGAAAGCATCTGATACCGCCTCAATAAGACTGGCAGAAAGGCTTATGAGCGTGAATAAGGCCATGGAGGACATGAAGCCAGAAGATCTTGCAAAGTTTGAAAAATTAACTAAAGATCTTAAGGAAATGAACGTGGCCGGCTCAAAAATGCCAGATCTTTTTAACAAAATGACGGGACGTGCCAGTAAGTTTGTTAATGTATTTGCTAATCTCGGACCCGAACTTAAGAATGCATGGAAGATATTTGAAAGTATAAAATTGTCCCTTGTTGCATGGACTGCAGTTTTGGTAGTAATTGAAAAGGCATTCAAAGCAATTATTAATGTGGTGGAATCATTAGCATCAATGATTATGGATGTTCTTGTTGGTGCTATTGGAAAAGCTCTCGACGCTGTTAAATATCTTTATAATCAATTTAAGAAATTGGGAGAACAAATAGTTGATTTCAATATTAAATTTAATAAATTTCTTGATCAACAGGCAGCAGGATTCTTTAAATTAACACAAGCGGGAGGTGAATATACCAGTGTTATTGATGGGAGTATCGATGCGTTAAGGGCTCAAGGATTAGCGATTGGCAATGTGAATAAAGTTGCTGCGTCTTTATATGATAAAACAGTATTATTTAGGGAAGCATCTAGAACTACAAGAATTGAGTTAGTCAAATTTGTTTCTGTTCTCGATCAGGCTGGAATTACTGCTGATTCAGCGGCTAGAATGATTCAAATTTTAAATAAAACTTATGGTGACTCGGGCAGAGAGACGAAAGCAGCAACAGAAAGAATTATTCAATTTGCAAGGGCGTCGGGAATTAGCGCAAGAACCGCTGCATCAGATTTTGGTAGTGCTGCGGTAGTTATTGCTGCTCATGGCGAGGGAATGGAAGAGGTATTCAAAGGTTTGTTAACCCAATCCAGCGCAACTACTTTGGGCATTAGTGATTTATTAACAGTTGCTGGACAATTTGATACTTTTGAAAAATCCGCACAGTCAGTTGGTAGATTAAATGCTATGTTGGGGGGACCATTTCTTAATTCAATTGAGATGGTTTATATGAAGGAGGATGAGAGAGTTCGAACAGTTTTGGCTCAAATGGAAGCTTCTGGACAGTCTTGGAAATCGATGGGCAGATTTACAAAGATGGCATATGCTCATGCAGCCGGCATTAGAGACATGTCCAAGGCTAATGATTTGTTTGCAGGCGGGCTAGTTGCTTTTGATATGCATGCAAAAAAGGCTTCAGAGGCTGCAAAGAAGCAGGCAATATTAACAAAGGCTGCAAGAATGGCAACAGAAATATGGGAGAACTTTCAAAATGCATTAATGGGTTTCGCAATAGCTTTTAGGCCTATATTGACTATGATTAGTAACGTTATCCTTAGATTAGCAGACATGAATTTTGAAAGCAAACAAGCAATTGGAAAAATTGGTCTGCTCGCCGGCGGAGTTGCAATGCTAACAAAATGGTTTGGACCGTTAGGCTTGGCGGGTTCTTTGCTCCTTCTTTACGATCAGTGGCATAATGTTGAAGACTTTCTTGGTCCTCGAGGTCTAAAAATTCTTAATGGCTATAAGGAAAAGTTGAAAAATTTTCTTAGAGAAGTGCCGGCTCTTATCAGAAGAGTAGGACTAAAAGTGGGGTCCATATATAAAGAAATGGTGAACGATCCAGAAGTTGCAGCTGGCATTAAAGAATTTAAAAAATATATGATAAACACTATAACGCCCATTGCAAAAGCACTGGGGAACGTGCTTCTCATTGGACTCAAAGGAGGTCTTATGGATTTTCTTAGTTTACTTAAGGATGTTAAAATTGAGACCCCCTTTGGTGACATAGATATAGGTGGCGCTGCAACTAAACTACGACGTAAAATTGCTGGTTCATTGGGTGGCGAAGCTAAATCTTGGCTCAACTTGACGGAGATGTATGAGGATAAAATAGAAAGGCTGAAAGAGAAGAAAGGAGCATCGCCCTTAGGAGGGACACCAACCTCCGTCCCGCAGGCGAAAAAGATGGTTGAGTGGCAAAAACTGCGAATGCAGCAGGCGCAGACCTGGTGGGGGCCCAAAGCAGCGCCGCAAGACCTCGCAGATGCCCGCGCAGACCTTAAACGTTTACAAGACGATTTGACCCGCACTACTCGCGCCCTGCAGGAAGCAAAAGAGGGACTAAATTCAAGCGCGTCTGCTAGCGATGCCCTGCTCAGACTTATACAAGCTCAACCTAATCTGACCACAACAGGCGTCGGCGCAAAAGCACAAGGAAAGGGGCCTTGATTAAGTAAATGCCATATAAAATAATACCAGAATTAAAAGTAGATCCTACAAATTCCATGGCAAATAAATATGGTTTTTATATCGAGATCTTTCATATAAACAGTAGAAAAACTGTTAGATTTAAAGCATTTATGAAAGATTTTAATGATGTGTATAATACGTCGTATGATGATCAATTCTTTATTGGGCAAACAGAGCCAATTAAAAAGTGGAAAAGCACTGTAAGACAAATTGATATAGCTTTTGCTGCTGTTGCTTCTGGTTTAGCAGAGGCGAGAGACAATTTGGCAAAAGTATCTTTATTAACAAATATGCTTTATCCAGAACAACAAGCCGATGGAGATGGAATGATAACAAAACTTGGAGGTTCTCCAATATTTAAAGTTAGATTTCTTAATTTAATTGGTGCTCCAGGAATTCCATGGGGAGATGCATGGCAAACCGGATTACAAGGTTACATTTCAAATCTTCTCTATAGAATTGATCCAGAAGGTGGAATACTTTTTCATGCCCCTTCATCGTTGGCGGGTGCAAAAGAAGTAAAAAGACCTATAAAACCCTCCGAGCGCGCTCTCGGTCAAGACCATTTGGTGTATCCGCAAACAATAAATTTAAGTTTTACATTCTTTCCAGTTTATGAAAGAAGTCCTGGTTGGAGGACGGATAGTGATATTGCAGTATTTACTGTCAATAAAAATGATGTTTCGGATTATCCATATGGAGTAAACACAAAAGAAGGTGAAGCAACCGATGTCCAACCAAAAGGCAAGCCTGTACATGGTGCAAATGCAGAATTTGCTAACGCTATTCGATTGGCGGAATTCGACGCGGGCTTCCCTGGCGCAGTCTACTCGGCCGAAGAAATAGCCGCGCAAAAGATCGATGCAAACCAAACAGCCGATGGCCAGTCTGCAGCACCCGCTGGCGATCCCCCCGCGGGAGGAGAAGCTGCAGAGGCCGAAATCGCCGGGGCGACCGTCACCCTCGTCGGAGGACTCACCTCGTTGGGTTTTGGTATCCACCCTGAAGACACCGCGGCCCTCCTCGCGAATCCGGATCTAAAGGCGCCTGCAGGAAGTGAGGAGACTTTTTAAAAAATAATGCCAAGCAGATATAAAAATAGAAAAACCAAAATAAATGCAAGCGGTCTTTATAGAGAGTTCTTTTTAAAAAGAGGCGTAAGTTATATAAACCAATATAAAACCCCAAAGATTCCTTTTTTGGACGCATCAATTCGTGCTCAACTCAATTCTATTCCTCACGTTTGGTCTTTGGGGGACAGATATTATAAATTGGCAGCTGAACATTACGATGACCCAACTTATTGGTGGGTCGTCGCTTGGTATAATCAAATGCCATTAGAAACAGACATTACAATTGGCAGAGTTATTTATATTCCTCTGCCTCTAGAGAATGTATTGAGGCATTTTTATTGATGGGAAATTTATTATGACCACCGACGAAACTAGCGAATTATTAGCGAAAGTTACTGGATTCGATTCCGAAAATAAACATAGGTTGCCTCCGTATGCGGAACAAACGTTTTTGGTCGATTTCTTATCAGAGTTCGACAAGATGAAAGGGTTTCCTTTGAGGCAAAGTTTTAAAAATTTTATCATGATGGATCCTCGCTGGGATTCATCTCTTTTTTTAAATGAAATAACAAAAGCAGACAAAGGTCAATCCTTAATAGAAAACGTTCCTCGTTCTATATTAGGAGACTTACAGCCATATTTAAAACTTTATTTGGTCGAGGGCATGAGCAAAGACAGCTATAAAGAGCTTCTTCTTCCTTTTAATAACGCCAAAGATCCATCCGGTTTACCATTTGATGATATAACAAGAGATCGCAAAGGTTTGCGTGTTGGTTTTCGATCTTTTTCATGGGATTATTTAGGTTCTCATCCGGGAGATATAGACTATTGGATCAATTGCAAACTAAAACTTTATTTTGAATCTCCAGGAGCACTATTTCATGAATATGATAACAGCAAAAAAGAAAAGTATGGCTTTTACAATCTTATTTACAGAAGAGGGGCGCGAGCTGAAGATGGTGCATCCAAATTCAGATCTCAAGATGAATTAGCAAGGGGCAGTACCGCACATCGGGATTACCACCAAAAAGACTATAGAATAAAAATTGAAGTGGGGTACGCTCCTCCGTCCGAGCAAAGACTTTTGGATGCTTTTATAGAACAAGGGCTATCTGGAGAAGGCGCGATTTCAGCTGCCAAAAATTTTAAAGATGCTATAACGAGTAATAAAGTCATATTATATTTGACACTTGTAAAACATACATTTCTGCCTATTTTTTCATCTTCTGATTTTGGATTTGAAATGGATATACAATTTGTTGGCTCAATTGAGCAGGCTTTTATATCAGATGATGCTAATATTCTGGTAAGGGAAAATGAAAATTTTGAACAAAAACTTAAAGGATTAGAAGCTAAAGCTCAAAAAGCTAGAGGTCTGTTAAAACTGATTCCGGGAATGACCCCGGAAGAACGCGAAATTGTGGAAGATCTAGATCTTGGTGTTGTGCTCCGCGAAGAGTCGCGCCGCTCAAAGGAGGGCGCTGCAACGCCAAATCAACGGATCGGCGCCACCGCCGCGGTCATGATGGCCGAGACTCTTTCCACCCCGGAAGAGCAGCATGGTTTCGCATGGTACCGGTACACGGAGGCTCCGGGCAGGCACCATAACCCCTTCGACATCGTTGCAGATTACCTAAAAGCAACTTCAGAAAGGGGCAACTTTGAAGATAAAATGCTGTTATCTCCAGTTAGTAAATTAGATATTTATAAAAGAATTATATGCAAATTGAACGATCATGGAAAGATTTATAATTTAAAAGTTGATTCGAAGGAGTTTGAAAATTACTCTAACAATAGAGAAGACTTTATTAAAAACAGCAGCATAGATCCAAAAAAACTCCGTGCTGCTATTAAAAAGACTAAAGATCCGTTCGAAAAAGCTGTATTAAGAAAACAGATGAAAGATTATCAAAGGTTCTCGAATGGCTATATGTCCTCCATGTCTGCGCTTAAAAAATCATTTTTTGGCAAAGGCTTACCATCTCCGGACCCTAAAGCGCTGAAAGAACAACTCGAAGCGCTTCAAAATGAACAAATTCATTATGCGGCCTATCTTAACCAGACTAATTTAGATGCCGTTGCATATGGCAAATTTATTCAAAATCGCATGGGCGGAGATAAAGGGACCGCCGAAAACAAACATTTTGTATATTGGTTTTATTACGGAGACCTGTTGGATGTTGTCTTAGACGTTATCAAAGTTAATGCAGGGAAAAAAAACTTAGACGTCGATTTTTGGAGTGCGGGGAATGAGGGTTTATTAAAAGTAATTTTGGGGAATATAGAATATATAGACCACCAAACTGGTCATCACAAACTTATCAATATTGCAAAGGTTCCTATTTCATTAAAACTTTGGCAAGAGTTTTGGTTTAAATTTGTCACTTCCGTATTCAAAGATGTGTATTATTTTAAAACTTTTTTAAGTGACAGCTTTGCTTACTTGGTTAAGGCATCTCTGACAAACAGAGCAAAACTTCCTGGAGATCCTGTCATAACAATGATTCCCGGTGTTGATTATCTGGATGTTCCAAGAGTTGACTTTAATTCAAAATATAGCATTCAACAAAAAAAACTCGTGGAAGATGTAAATAATGATGACTCATATTATCTCGTTCGAAACGAGAACGCCCTCGCCAATGGCCGCCCCAAAAGATTTACAACTGTCAGTAATGAGACTACTGTAGAATCAATAGTACGAGATGAGAGAATTTTATACATGTTCGACGTATCAAATAAACCCGGCTATTTAAAATCTAATGACAAAGAGCAAGATAATAAATATGGATTGTATCATTTGGTTCCAGGCCAATACAATTCTCCACTGCAGCAGATATCGTTTACAAAAACTGATCAACCTTTTTGGCTAGAAGCAAAAGCTCATGATGCTGGATATCTACAAAAAAATGTTCACTGGAGCGAACCCTATAACTGTGATTTTACGGTTTATGGTAATACACTGTTCAGGCCAGGAAGACATATTCATATCAGATTTCCTATTGCTTGGTTTCAAGATCCTGCTCAAGAGGGTTCACACTCTAGAGCTTTGGGGCTGGGTGGATATTTTTTGATGACAAAGGCTTCCAACACTGTTGTTCTCCTTCCTGGAAGCGGAAGATTAGATTGGCAAACAAAAGTTCAAGCACTTTGGACAGATTTTGGCGGGACCATGACAAGACCAACACCAAATGAAGCAGCTGTACCCATCCGAGGATTCGTTGATTTTGGGGAGCCAAAGGGTTGGGGCGCCCCTTCCAACTACTCGGGAGGCACCGACATCAAAGGCCTTAATCCATTATTATGGGAACAAATAGGAACAGTTCCTCCTGATTCTAATAGTCCCACCAGTAGCGATAGGTCCTCAAGAAAGGCCACTATCGCTAAATTAAAGAAGAGCACCATCCTTAAACACGCCGCGCCGCCTCCTCAAACTCCACTGCCTCAAGGAGTTTTCGAAGAGGCGAAACCGGCAGGAGAGACCAATTAATGGCATCTACAATAGACATGTTTGAAGACAGACAAGATTATCATCAATTTGATGGATCAATTATTGGTGTAGATAATTTTGATACCTTTCGCGATCCTGAACCAATAGATCTGTGGT